TAAGAAGCTATGTTCGTGAATATGTTTGACTGGTTCATCTTCTACGCCTACTACCTCAGTACGGGCTAGTTTAGGTACATGGAACTCAGCTACCTGCATAAGGCAATCAAACGCTACTTTAGGGCCATGCTTGTCATTAGTAGCAATAGCATCTAGCCATTCTTGTAGTTTATCTGCATTGTTATCAACAAAAGCAGCAAAAGCTAGTCGGGCAGCCCCCGTAGCTTTGTTAGGTGTACCAGCTTGTCTGCCCCCAGTTTTGGGCGATCCTTTTGGCTTACCTTTTCTTTTTGTAGGATTTTCTACTTTAGAAATCATACCTTATCCAAGTGGTTGATTAAGATAAGTTAATTGTAGCTTTATTTTTGCTTTTTAGCTAATGCTTCCTTAATGACTTCTTTACGGTCTTTAGGCTTGTCTTTTTCTTTAAATCCAGCATTCACTTGGTCTACATATTGCTGCAACCATGAGTTGTCAGGTTTATTGGCTTCCTTCATATATGTCCTTATCTATTTTGTTTAGCTTGAACTGCTCATCTAATGCTTGCTTTAGTCTTTTCTGTAGTTCAGCAGGATCATTCTTGGGCAGATTTTCTAGCGAACTAATGCGCTGGTTTCCACGCCCAAAGGAGTTATCTACGATACCGATACGCACATTGGGGTTGTCAGCATACGCAGCTTGTAGCTGTTCCATCACATCACGGCTACCAGTATGGGTGCGTAAATGCTCTTTTAGCGGTACTGTGCGACCTGATCCGAACTCACCCTTCATACGCATGGCACGGGTAAGTGATCCTTCTACCAATGATTCTACAGGGTCACGGTAGGTATAAATTAAGTCTACTTTGCGCCCAGCTTTAAGGGCTTGGTCAATTTTTTGCTGTGCGGATTCCAATTTGTTCATATTGGTGTCGTATATCAGTTCAGCATTTTTAGCTATGTCAGGGTACATCTTTAAAGATGAAGTCTTACCTGCACCTGTACCACCACCAGTAAACATGATGCTAGAACCTTCGGGTGCTGGCTGGGCTAGTTTTTCAGCATAAAGTCTTTTGACAAACGCACTAGCAGGTTCATGCACATTTGCCGACAATGTACGGTTTTTTACATAATCAGGGCTAAGTTCACGGGCCACATCAGTATTTAGTACTTTGCCGCCTTCTGCGTCTTTTAGCTTGGAATAATCAGTAACCAGCGTTTGATAGTCTTTATCTAATCTGTTTTGGAAACGTTGACCAATGTCATCTAACTGAATTGCTGGCTGCGCTGCTTTAGCCGTTCTCAAGGTCTTAGCCGCCAATACTGCGGTTGGCAATGCCATAGCAGCTATACCTACGGGTTCGCCTTGACCGTAACCTTGCATATATGACATTTGGTTAGGATCAAGTACGCTGGTATCGGTAGGCGATAGTCCAGTAGCACCTGCGGCAAAGCCTGTTTCCCTCGGCATAGGGTTTCTACCAGTAATTAACTGAGTAAATGCTTGCGGATTGGTTACAAAACGCTGTGCTTCGGTTGGCAGGTTTACAAGCCTGTCAGCACCTTGGCGCAACATATCTGCCAGCGTAGCCATTACTTAACCTCTTTATCCAAGTCTTTAAGTTTATTGGAAATAGCGGCCCTGCGCTCTAAACGCAAACGCTGGTTCTTTTCAAGCGTAGATTCATGTTCAGGGCGCAGCATTGCATCTTCTTTTTTGTACTTACGGCTCATTGGGGTGGGTGGGATCATCTTAGCCATTACATATCCTTCATCTTAGAAGCGATCATTTCTCTGCGTGTAGGCTTGGCAGTCTTAGCAGCATCTTTAAAGTCTTGTGCGCTAGGTCTACCTTCTGCACCCTTTTTAGCCATCTTTTCGCCCGATCCAGCGGCTATCCTAGCCCTTTTTCGGTGAATATTTGCGTATAGTCCGTCACCCATATCAACAACTCCATCGTTTGCGGGCAGCTTTGCCCCTTTCGCCAGTCCAACCTGCTGACCTTGCACAGAAACTATCGTGCCTTGGGCCACTAGATTGGGGTGCTTGTAAATTACTGTTGTTTTTGGCGTTATAGGCTTTGCGCCCTGCTGCTGTCATACCTGCGCCTTCTTCTACTGATTGGTAATGACGCCCTTTGCCTTTAGTTGTCTTGGCAATAGGCTTATCGTGCTTTTCTACTGCGGCACGAATGTCATCCCTTCTACTCATGCTTTTTCTTCAATGTACTTAGCGTAGGCATCTTCCAGCTTGGCTTTGCGATCACCTTTGGCGTTCTCACGCTCAACGCTAAGTGCAATGGCTACGGCTTGTTTCTTAGGCTTGCCAGCCTTCATCTCGGCTTTAATGTTCTTGCCGACTGCTTTGGCTGATCCTGACTTATCTAACGGCATGATTATTCCTTAATCAAATGATTTTCTATATGTCAAACTTACACCGCCAGCACCCATTGGTTGTCCCATAAACTGAGTTTTATTAGGGTAATAGCCAGCAGAAATGCTTTGGTTTGGCGTTCCGTAGCTTAAATCTACGCCAGTAACCCTTGATGGTATGTTGTAACGATTGTCGGCAAAACCCATTCCTGATGCGCCAACGCCTAAATTTGCGTTCTCGCCAACTGGAAAGTTGTAGCCTAACCTGCCTTGGTACATTGTTCCAGCCTTGCCAATGTCCATAGCCTGACCGCCCACTTGTAAATTCCTTAGAATTTCAGCCAATTTATTGGCTTTTTGGTAATCAGATTTGTCCATTATTTCAAGAACTTGAGTTTATAAGTAGTAGAGTTGATAAGGTCTGAAATCTCATCAATAATGTTTTGTAGTTCGCTGTCTTGCGGCAGGTCTTGGCGGGCTTCTTTAACAAAACTCTGCAAGGATTCCATGTAGCGGATTGGGTCTTTAGGCTGGTGGTACACGCTTGGAAAGCTGTTGAACTTGCCATATTTGCCCATGTATGATTCGGCAAAAGCATCAGTCAAATCAATAATGCTGTCGTAATACTTTGCAAGTGCCTTGTGTTTGGCATAAGAATCCGTTGACCAATGAAAAAAATGGGTATTGGTAGCAGAATGAAGCAATGTGGCTAGGAATAAGGCGCAATTTTCCATTGAAAACTCCTGTAGTTAGCCAATTATATTAGGTTTTTTGCAAAATCCATACACTCCAATACGGATATTCATAAAAAAAGTTGTTTTCTATATCTTTTGTTGGTTTGTATTCTGATTGTACAAATCGATTGTAGGCTTCCACATCAAATACAAAACCATGCTTGGCAAACAGTTTGTACCAATATTGGATTGGTTGAATATTGACATGGGTAGGATCGCCCATATACATTTCTTTGGTTTCACCTGTTTTTATTGCATCTAAACAAATAAATACCCTGCCTGACGGCTTTAATACACGGGCAAATTCAGTCAGTATGCTATCCATCATTTCATGCGGGATGTGTTCCAACACCTGCGCTGTGTGGACTAAATCAACGCTTTCGGTATATACGCTCATATCAGCTATGGATTCTGCGTTTAGTTCATCGGCAGTAAAGCCAAACTGTTGGCGGCCTAGCGTAATCATGTGTTCGTTTAAGTCTGCGCCTTTTACCCTGTAATCCAGCTTTTGAAAGCCTTTAAGGATTGATCCACAAGCACATCCAGCATCTACTACTAAACCTTCTGCGGGGGTCATACAGGCTTGTGTAACCATCTTAGCGTATTCTTCCTGCCAGTAGCCATGCCCAAGATAATCAAGGCCCTGCTGAGCGTGTTCATCGTAATACGCTTGGTTGTATTCGGTAATGGTTAGGTTTTGTATCAGCATTTTGGTTCGATCTCTTGAATAATGACTAAGCAGCCACCGCCTTTTTTAATTTCACCCCGACTTACCATCAAAATGTCAATTTGTTCATCATCGTCAAATACGCCAGCATCGCCTAACGCATCCCATAAAGCCTTGATTCTATTATCAATATCTTGTTTTCTGCGGTCACGGGGGTACAAAATTACTTGCATTTCTAATCGTGCTTTACCTAATTTGGGTACACGGTACTCCATTACATAGTCGCTGACTTGGGCCTTAAATTCTTTACCAGCCTTGCTTATGTTCATCCTGTTACGGAATATGGTGCGGTAGCTGTTAACGCTGGGCGGCAAGGGCAGATTTAAAACTATCATCCTATCAATTCAAGTGTCTGAGCGAGTAGCGATTCTTCAGTAACATCATATTCTGCTTCAAATCTTCTACGCCCCATTCCGTGAATACTGGTATTTGACCCCCGATGATGGTATGGGCAGAGCGGTATAACAGGGGCATCACTTCGTCTACCAGTTCTTCTAATGTGATGCAGTTCTGCTGGCGTTCCCTCAAAACCTTGATGCCGACATAGTGAACATCCCAGTTCAGCAATTTTTCGGTAGGTTTCTTTTTCACTTTTAGTTGCCATTCATAACCTCAAAAGCACCTTGCCACACATCCCAAGCATCTTGCATTGGATAGTACCAGTAGTCACCGTTGGGTCGTTTAGAAAAATTATGAAAATCTTCTTTCCAATTTTCAGTAATCCATTGCTGGAATAGTTTTTCATCAACTTGCATTGGCATTGTCCACGCTGCATTGCTCTAATTTTTCAGCAGATTCAGCAATATCTACTGCAATCTCCATCATTAGTATTGCACTATTGTTTTTTAGTGCTTCATCGTACATACGAATTAATGTTTTTAGGATAAGGAATTCTTCGGTTAATTGAATCATCGTGTCATCTTTTCAAGGTTTCGGTTACTAGCTTGTTCAGTGCGCCATGCGTCAAATCGCATTGTAGCGGCTGTGATTTGCCATTTTAGGGTTTCTGCATCTTCTGTGGCCTTACCTATTGCTTTGCACAAGTCTTGGTACTCTTGGCTTGAATAGGCTTCACGCTCCTGACCGCCAAGGCTTTGCTCACTAGACTTCTTCATCATAATCGCTTTCAGGCTGGATTTGTAGGCTTCTAGCTGGGCCAGTTGCCCTTTAGCTTCTGCGTATTTGGGTGCGTGTGTGTATATGTAATTGATTGCTTCGTGTGGATCGTATTCCATTTATGCTCCAAAAAGTAATGTTTGTGTTTGTACTGTACCGCCAGCATCATATTGTTTAGTTTTACCTTTTGGATATGGCAAAACACCGTAATTAAGTTTGCGTTGCAACAATTTTTTGTCTGTTTTTGTGCCGTGAAAGTATATGTAACGATGTTTAGCACTTCTGTTTTGTCTAATTGTAGGATCGGTAGCATGACGGCTGTGCTTACCTTCTCCAGCACTCATGTCAGTACGCTCTTTAGTTGTACCAGTAAATAAAAAGTTTGTAGCTTGATAAACATACCCTATATGGCCTTGTGCCGTGTCAGCATAAGAAACAATAATTTTAGGTTTAGGTAACATTTTTATAGAATTTCCAACCAAAAAACTAGATTGATTTTTATCGTTGTTAAGCAAGCAAAGCCTGTTTAATTCAATAACAAATTCTTTGTAATCTTTTCCACAAACACCTTCACAAAGACTATTAGATGCTGGTATGCCGTAAGTTACTACTCCAATTAACTGATTTTCTTCATACAAACCAAATGCGTAGCTAATGCTAGGAAGCCTTTTTGCATAATGTTTTTGCATTATCCAAGGCACGGCTTCTTCGCTTTTGATTGGTAAAACTATCATTTTCCTAATAATTCCTTT